CCGACGCCCATGACAGGCGACGGCAGAAACGTATCGATAAAGCTGTCAAAAAGGACGCGGCGGCACTGAAGGGTGAGGTGATGGTGTTGAGCCGCAAGGAGTTCTTCTGTCTTCCTGACGCTCAGGCGGCCGCGGCAACGTTGAAGGACGGCGATTTTCATCGAGTTTCCTTTTCCTTTGAAAGCCGCCCGGCATATACCCGGGGACGTCCTTGCAAAAATGGGAATCGTCACGTGCAGGGGATCCGCCACCGAGTGCTGGCGACCGTGAGCGAGAACCAAACTGCCGTGGAAAAGCTGCGGGAGGAGGCCGGCTGTTTTGTCCTTCTGACCAATGTGCCGGTGGAAGAAAAAATGGGGCTTGAAATTCTCAAAACCTACAAGGAGCAGGACGGCATCGAGAGAAACTTCGGGTTCCTCAAAGACCCCCTCGTGGTCAATGACGTATTCCTCAAGAAACCGCATCGCATCGAAGCCATGGGGCTTGTGCTGGTGCTCTCGCTGCTCCTTTGGCGCCTGATGGAACGGACCATGAGAAGTAAGGCCAGAACGGAAAACATCAGGCTCCAGGGCTGGAACAAAAGGGAGACAACCAGCCCCACGTCTTTCATGATGGCTTCCAAATTCTCACCTGTTTTCGTTGGTGTAGATGGCGACCGGCGGTTTCTGTTTGTTCCGCTGGACAAGGTGCAAATTGCCTATCTCAGTGCGCTGGAAGTTCACCCTGCCGTCTTTACGAAGATGGGATCAAGAACGGGTTGCATCCGGTCCGGATACCAGTGACAAGGATCTGAAAAAAATGGTCAAAAAGTGTTTCAAAAAGTGCGAAATATGGGATCAATCGATGCAGGAAAGAGGACACCTATGAGAGCCGCCGACTGAAGGGTACTCTGCATGATTCGTAAAGCGGCTCAAGAGGATTGTTGACATGGATTCTGTCAAGGGCCTGATTAAGCCTATCCCCGAAAAAGCCCCGCAGCCCGAAGTGCCCAACAAGCTCATGAAAGATTGCCCCACGTGCATCTACCGGGCCAGCGATGCTCGCGCGTACAAGAAACATCTTGCCGAGATGGAGAACCGCCTTGGTGTCGTCGAGCGCATCAAACGGAAGCTCGGAAACCTTTTCAACCACGACTAACTCAGGCTGGTTCTTGGCGTCGTCCATGGGTCCTGACCTATGCTTGACTTGACAGACACTGTCAAAACAAGTCTTGTCCGTATTCCTGGTGTCACGTACAAAGCAAGCAGTTGAGGGATCTGGCCAGACAATAGAATTCGGTTTGAAATGTGGAAATGTCGATAGCCAATATTTTTTGCCCTTGGCCTCATTTGTGTACTTCCTGAAGTCAAGCGTGCGGTTATTTTTATAGGGCTTGATCATTTGAATCGGTAATGAGTAACCATCATTTTTAATATTATGACCTGGGTCCCTCCTGTCGGGATATCCATTTCTTCATATCGCTTAGGAGTATATTTTTAAGCTCATCCGGCTGAAGGATTTTGATATTGGGCAACCATGCCTTGAGAGTATTCTTGATTTCGTCGAGACTGCCTACCTTGAATGAAACAACAATGGACCCGTCACTCCGCTCTTCTTTGATCTCCTGGTGTGGATACACCTTCCGACGACGAAAATAATGGGCGCATGATTTATCAACAGCAACGATGATCTCGATATTTCTTTCTGAGGAAAACCAGATATTGCTGCTCTCCTTTAGCATCCGGTCTACCTGCGTCGGTACAAAGCGGAAATTATTACCAAGAGGTTTAAAGTCTTTGATCTTGTCGAGAGCATATCGTTTAAATTTCTGATCACAGAGATCCTTCCCAACAAGATACCAGAATCCGTCAAAGAAACAGACCCTGTACGGCTCAATATTCACTTCAAAGGAAGCAAAGCCTTCGTATTCAAAAGTCCCCTGCCGCTTTTCGCGAATGGTTTTAACAATCCTATTGAACTGGCGCTTGTCCAATATGACGGAATCGTCGATCTTGATGAAAACCGGAGAAGTCGTCACATCCTCGTATAGTTTGTTGAAGATGTCATCCGCCGCTTGCTGGAACGGCTCACCAAGCTGTCCAACCAGGTTCTTGATGGCGATAACCAGGGCCAGTTCCGTCTCATCATAAACTTCAAAATTCTTCAAAATGGTCTTATCGAGCCGGTAGTTGCCACGGGAGAATTCACTCAAGGGAAAGTCCGCCTCCTTGAGCAAAAGCAAATCCCGCTGGATCGTCCTTGGCGTTGTCTGAAAATATCGGCTCAGCCAGGTCGTGGAAACCTTCTCCTTCTCCATAAAGATTTTGAGTATCTGACCGAGGCGAATGAGACGCTTCCGGGGGTTATCTGCAGCTATCATTGCTAATTCTCCTTTGGCACATGGTCGCACATATTCGGTTATCTCTTACGAATCAACGGTAAAGCGACAACCATATGTCTCAAAAAATAATGCGACACACAGTAGTCGTCTTATCATTGTTGAAACCCCTCATCCATGTTTATTTACACCCCAATATTTGGCGGGATGGTGAGTACTTCACAAATCTCAGCAGAAATGGAGCAGCGTATGAAAAAAACAGACCTCCTAATGGCGATAGATAAGGCAAATAGAATCTACACCGCGATACTTGAAGTGTTCCCAGTCTTTAAGATGGATAAACACTCTGATTTGAAGAAGATATATTTAGTTTTTTCAACACCGCATGGTCAATGTGAAATGACAGGCGACACCTTACAAATATTAAAATATTTTCCCGCCATGATTTCTGAATCAGCATTCAAAGACAAAACGATCCATATTCTTAAAACTCTTCAAGGACTTGAAATTGAATTAAAAAAAGCTGCCGGAGGAAACACCAAAGCAGAGATTCAGAAGAAAATTCAAGACGCTTCATGCCTCTTGAATGCAGTTCTGGAGAAACTCGAATTTAAAGAGGACACTTTCATTGAAATCAGATTCAACAGGCCAATATTGGATCTAATATTTAAAATGCAAAAAGATCCGCTTGTCTCGCAAGTACATACCCCGCAAAGCCAGGCGTCAATACGGATCGTGCTTGGTACGCTGATAGAGTTGGCACAGCGAGTGGATAATTTGGGAGTCAACAAAGATGAATACAAACAATTGTAGAAAAGGAGGCGGCAGCAGATGACCGATGGGGACGAGCAGAAGTTGGTGCTAAAAATTGGAGCCGGAGGCGGATCTCTAAGCGTCTGGTCAGTGAACGACAAGGACGGCGCACGATTCTTTCTGGTTAAGCAGAATGAAACTACTCTCAAGGATCTTATAACCAAGGAGGAGGCGTCTGGCATCACCTTTAAGAGCGAGGCCGGGCCATTGCTTACCTTCGCTGATGCTCTGAACGTTCTTGGGCGTTACTCCTGGCACCTCTTGTACCCAGTTTTCGTACATCAAGATTTTATCGACCCCGTACTCACAGCTGTTTTGAACCTCGGGGGAGAAAAAGAGGTAAACCGCTGGCGACACAAACTCGAAATATCAAAGCTGGAATTTGAGAGTAGAAATTTCAAATAAGGTAGCTCACATCGCTAATAAAGTGAGACAAATAAAGTCGACAGGAGATATTATATATGTTGGATCGATATGACAATTTGAAACAAAAGGTCCTAAAAAGAAAGGACTCGTTTAACCGTTTCCTTGCACTCCTGGAGGGTGAGACCGCCTGGCTGACCTCTCCAGCGAGTACCCGGTACCATCTGGCTGAGGAGCAAGGTCTCCTCAAGCATAGCATCGGCGTGGCGGAAACCCTTCTACGCTTCCGGGAAACGCTTGCTCCGGCAATAACGGAAGAGAGCTGCATAATCGTCGGATTACTTCACGATGTGGGAAAACTGGGAATGCCGGGCAAGCCGCTGTATCTACCGAATGAAAATGAATGGATGGTAAAAAACCGGGGGATACGCTATAAGATTAACCCTGATGTTGTGGCAATGGGACTGGCCATCCGCAGCCTTTATCTGGTAACACAGTACATCCCTCTCTCAGACGCCGAAGCCCAAGCCATTGCATATCATGACGGCCAGTACATCGATGACAACAAAATCGTCGCACATAAGGAGGAACCCCTAACGCTTCTTGTCCATTGGGCCGATTATTGGACAGCTCATATTTATGAAGAAGGACGGAATAGAGAGGGAATATATCCTGAAGGCGATTGAAGGTTGGATGTTCATTTACGAAAAGTGTTTGAGATTTTATACCGATCCATAAAACAACGTTCGGCATGAAAAATAGAATCATGGAGGACTTCACATGACGCAGATCCAGCTCCAAAAAGGCGGCAAACCCATCACAGACATTGAAACCTGGTTCAACTACGCCCCGCCCAAGAAGCGCGCTTTGCAATGGAAGGATGGTTACAGCGCAAAAGAGTTCGCGCGATCATTCTTCCCGCCGACCCTACCCGCTGAGCTGGAAGCCCTCCTCGCGACCCGATTCAACCCACCTTTCGAGGTAGAAGGCGAACCTGAGTGCGTCGTCAGTATAGATGCTCTCAAAGGCGAGCAACCAAATCTTGATCTTGCTGCTGTTGTGAGCCACTCGTCCGGGGTTGTTGCCCTCGCCATCGAGGCAAAAGTAGAGGAGCCATTTGGTTCCATCATTGGAAAGAAACTGGCACCGAAGACAGGCAAATCCCCGTCTCCAGGTACAAGCGCAAGGATCTCAGCCTTGAGGAAGGCGCTGTGTCAATCGCTTGATGAAAGTTCTTTCCTTAAACTTAGATACCAGTTGCTGTACGGTGTTGCCGCGGCGCTTTGCTACGCAAAAGCTCAAGGTTGTCCCGCAACCATTTATGTAGCTTATACTGTGGGTAGGCCCTCTGTGGAGAAGTGGACAGATAATCAGAAAGCATATTGTGATCTATTATCAGCCTTGGGGGTTGCTTCGCCAGCCCGAATACATGAGGGCGAGCTGTTCGGTCCTGTGATGGTGAATGGAAATAATTATATCCCGAAGGACGTTGAACTCTATGTCGGCAAGGTTTCACGCTCGCCGGTCTCGACCAGTTCGCCTCCAATTTGAACACCACATCATCAAAGGCTGCGCCGCATTAGGAGTCTAATGCCTGACGATCCCGCGGCCTAAGTACGAAAAAAGCACCGAGCGTTTGCAGTCGAATTGGCTTTCCGCTTCGCTCCAGGCAACCGCTGAAACGAGTCGTCTGATCAATCATTTCGAACGTAAATCCTCAAAACATTTTATCCCTCGCACTTGTTGCTTTGTAGGTGAAGACAAGGTCAAGCATATACAATTTTTCCCTCGATCACTCGTGAGCAGTTTGGGTTGTAGTCTACTGCACAGACGAATTGGCCTCCGACGCTGACTCTAATAAATAGGTGAGAATCTCACGGTATTTTTTCATCATACCGCCCACCCGCTTATAGGTAACGATCTTGACCGCCTCGACCAACCATCGCTCCATTGGGACCCTCCGCTGAATTCCATTTCCGACAGGCATAATCCCAGTGCGCACAATGCCGGATACTGTTCCAACATCCCGTTCTCAAGATCTTCCGTATGCAGATTTGTCAAACAGCCGGGCAAGCAGCTTCCTTCCTGAAAATGCAGGGTTTTCACGCCGCGTGTGCGCTTCTGAATGAGCTGGACAAAAACAGTCAGATCGAGTTTATCGCGGTGTGGCCGACTGATAGATAGGCGAGCGTGCTTTTCCTGATATTTCTCCATTATTTCGCGAAGCGGGTTTTGATTGTTTCCGATGATACTCGCCTGACAAAAATCCTCTTTGAACTTCTGTAAATGCCGGGAAAGGTTTTCAATGTCATCTGCTTCATGCTCGGCAAGAATCCTTAAATGTCGAGGCCCGTATGGAATGGAATAATCCCGTTTGTCCTCCTCCGCCATGACGCAGATAAAGCCGGGCTTGGTCAAATATGGCCATGCGAAACCGATGTGAATGCGCCGGTACACGTCATCCGAATCCAGGTCAACAAAGATCTTCCTTTCGTAATCCTGGTCCTTCAAATATGTCCGCTGAATTTTCATATTCACACTCCTTCCGCTCAGCTCAAATCACAATCGGCAAATAAAGAGCGCATTGCGCTCTGACGCGCCATTGTTTCGTAGTTAAAGGCATGCCGGAAGTGATCCGGCCCCAGTTTCACGTAAATGTAGCGCTTCGACCCGGTGTCCTCATCCTCTTCGAGCTTTTTGGCCACGTTATGAAGATGATCGGCAAAACACTTCGTCATCGCGCATTCTTTTGGCAGAACAACAGACTGCTCCATGATTTCCCGGTGTGAAGCATCAAGGGATTCCGTCCGGTTGCAGGACACAATCAGGTCTTTCTCATTCCAGGCATAATCCCCCTTTTGGTGGACGGTGTAATAGTTCATAAAGACCTTTCCACGGTGTCGCTCGGCAAAAGCGCGGGCATTTCTGGTTTCCGGCATGGCATCCACGACACACCGGGACACATGGAAGAATCTCATCAATCCGTCGAGTTCATCCCAATCTTTGTAGACTCCTATGTGAATGATCTTCCCGGCCTTGAAATGGTGCCTTTTCCCGATGACCACATGAAGTTCCTTCCCCTGGTCCACACCCATGTAACAGGGTCCTGGGTCCTGGCCGGCAATCCCCTCTGTCGAGCACAGGGCAAGAACCTCCTGAATGGAGAGTCGGTTGGTTGCCTCAACATAGGCCACGCCGATCTTGAGGTTGTAGAAGTCCGTCCGGTTGTTCGTTGTGCGGTACTGGTGCAGAATATCCGCCGGGGATACATAGTGAGAGAAGAGCTGCGAATAGGAATACCCGCGCCTGTCCGTCACCCCCGGCTTCTTGGCCACCCATTCCCCGACGGATGGATCAAGTTCTTTCCGGCACTTGATACAGGCCCTGATGACCCGCCCGTTGGCTTCGAGAAGGCATTCCGGGAAAGATTCCTCCATGCATGTGTATTCCCTGCATTTTGTGCATTTCAGGAGATAATGACGCTGGTCCGTTTCCCGGAATGCCTTGTCGATGCCATAGTCGGGGAGCGTGGGGTTTGACAGTTTCAGCACCTCCTTATATGCGCTGTGCCCCATCCTTTCCATGGCCATGTCAACGGCGTTCTGCTCCCCTTCATCCAGCTCGTCAAAAACGATGAAATCAATCGGCACGGATTTTAGGCCCGTTCTGGCTCTCATTCCCCGGAGATACAGAAAACTGTTCCAGATGCGTTTGACATTGGCCGAATCGGTGTCACGAATCCAGGCCCCTATCGATTCCGGGTTATCATGGATCAACGGGTCTATCCGTCCCTTGGCGAAGTCTGTAACGTCGCTCTTGCTCGGGAACAAATACAGGATGCCCCGGAAATCGCCGTAACGGGCCTTATAGGCTACTCTCAGCATGGCCTTGGAAGTAAGACCCATCTGGGCAGCCTTGATCTCCACCTGGTGCGGGTGATCGTCTTTGTACGGCGTCAGCAGGTACTCGTGACGGTCATACGAGAACGGTCTGCCGTCAAGGGTGATCCCCTTCACCCACTCATGAAACAGCGGGGCGTTTTCAGTCTCGCCATAGCGGATGCTAATGGATGTCAACAGACTGTCGAAGAGCCCGGCCTTCCTTGAGGCGATTGATGATGAGATTTCTGACACCTGGATCCACCTCCCCGATAGCGGTTAAAACCTCCCTCTGAAAATCAGCCACGGCCTGGACGTCGTAGAGGGTTTTGAAGATTTCCAGCTGCAGTTCCAACTGTCCCCGGATCTCCCGCATGGCCTTTAATGTCGTGTCGTGATCCTTCGCCCGTATTGCCACTTCCAGAAGGGTGTTTGCCTTACGGTTGATGTTCAGCAGCTGATCGACGGCATTCAGGTTCTTATCAACGACTTGGTGTGCTGTTTCAAGGGCAACGTTCTTGATCACAGATATCTTGAGCTCCTTCCGAGCCTGGCTGATGGCCCCTTCGGTAACACTAAAGAATTTAGCGCAATCTTTACCCGATTTACCGGAGCGAAGCATTTGAGATAACTTGATTTTATCTATTTTCCCGTTTCCCATGCCCTAAAGTCCCCCTTAAGTTTACTAAATTCTTTAGCGCCCATCTCTCCGTCGATCTTCCGATATACCTGCTGCCTGGATCTCGCCGATGCCGCCAGGACACCTACATGCACATCGCAGTAGTCATACACTTTCGCCTTGTCCTTCCCCGGCGCGGGTCGCAGGACGCGTCCCAGGTATTGTGTGAGCCGCCCGTCAAATTTGATCGGCGTCGCCAGGAACAGCGTTGAGAGCTCCTTGCAATCGAAGCCCTCTCCGATCAGCTGGCCGGTGGCAACCAAAACCTTGATCGATCCGGCATTCAGTAGTTCGACAATGGTTTTTCTTGAGCCGTTGGATACATCTCCTGTGAGGATGGCCACCTCGATCACGGAAGAAGAAATAAGTGCTGCCAGCGCACTGCAATGTTCTCTCCGATCCGTGAGAACAAGACAAATCCCGCCCCCGTTTGTGGCCTCCCGGATAACGTCCCTGGCGATCAGCTGGTTTCTTGCTGCATCCTCCGTCAGCTCGGACAGGACACGGGTATATTCCTCAGAGGCGTCATAACAGGATGTGAACATCGTATCCCTGCGGACGACCTCGACATCGAGGATGATGTCTGTTTCAGTAAGGTCAGCCTGCTTCACCTCGAACTTGCGCCCCAGGTGCCAGCCAATAAGCTTCGTCAAGCCGTCGCGGCGGTAAGGTGTGGCAGAGAGCCCCAGCATAAATTGACAGTCAAAGGCGGTAACGGCATCGATGAATGTTCTGGATGGGCAGCGGTGACACTCGTCAATGACCAGGTTGCCGATGTGTTCCTTGAGCTCCTTGGCCGCGGGGTAGACGCTGTTGACGATGCCGACGGTAATCTTCTCTCCGGCCTGCCTCTTGCCGTTGCCGATCACGCCGATCTCCGCCTCCGGGATTTCCAGAAACTTCCCGATGCGTTCGATCCACTGGTCCATGAGCTCCTTGCTGTGGACAATGATAAGGCAAGGCTGCCGTCGTGCGGCAATGATGGCCAAGGCCATGATCGTTTTTCCACTGCCCGTAGGCGCCTGCAATACACCGAAATCCCGGCTCAGGATGTCCGCCGTGACGGACTGCTGATACCCCTTGAGGATACCGGCAAAGGTGAAGTCCCGCTCGGGCAATGTCCGGCGCTTGTCGATGATCTGATACCGGACGCCCATTTCCTTGCAAAAAAAGAGGATGAGCCCCATAGCGCCCCGCGGGATCATCAACCCGCCAGGATGGTTTTCGTAGAACGTCAGCCAATGATCTGTCGCGCCGTTCCACCGAGACATTCTGTTATTGTCAACCCAGCGGGGATTTTCGATGGTGAAGGTGTCCCGGATTTTCCGCAGAAGAGGTTCCGGCGCTCCGCTAATGTCGAGATGGCTCGTGAGGGTGATCTTCATGAGCCCGACCTCTTCCGGTAAGTCCGTACCGGTACTTCGTCCTTGTCAAGTTCGAGCAGGACGTGGCCGGTGTCGTATGCTACCTGGAGAAATCCGTCCCACTGACCAATCGACATGGTGATGAAAACGCCATGCCACGTCCCGCCGATCAGTTTGGTTAAGAATTTATCTGCCGGCACTTCGTTTAGGTCCGGTCGTTTCATATGGCCTCCTTTTTTGCATCCGCTGATCCATTTTCGAGAACGATTTTCATGTCCGGTTGTCTCTCATTTCGGACCCTTTTCAGGGTAGGGTAGTTAGTAGCGCCGCCGCCCTTATATAAGGGGCGGCGTCACTACAACCTTTGACCAGTCGCACCGGTTTCGCCGGTGACTACCCGCGCGACTGACAAACAACCGAAATTATTTATTAATAAGTTTCGCAGCCCTCAGGTATTTTTTGTTCCATGCACCAATGTCCGTCCTTTCGACAATAAAGGGGTTTCCACCAGCTGTTGCGAAAGACAAAAAGTCTCTGATCCGCTGTCGCGACAAACCGGATTTATTCTTGAATGCCGGCAAAAAATCTGACAACGCTATTTCGTTGCTTT